ACTGAATTAGTAGGTTTTGACTTCTGCTTTGACATTGATTTGTTTGAATAATTCTATACATTTAAGTGCCTGATTGTATGTAGCAAATGACATATAACGGAACTTAAGATCATCAGGAAAAGAATAACGAATGGTGCAATTTGAGTTCATAATGTTGTTAGTAAATGGGGTTAATTGTTAACGTAGGATAGTGAAAACATTGGACTATTTAATAATATATCTCTTACATGTTCACGGTCTAAACTATCACCATCACCCCATGAATATTCAGGTTGTGATGGATAAGCACACATCTGTAAATATAACCAACTGGCATCTAATATCATTTCTTTTGTTAAACCTTTGATTGGGTAAAGTGTGTCACTATGTTCACCATAGAATGACCACACATATTCAATAAAATCATTTAAATTGTTCATAATGTTGTTAAGAATTGGGTAATAAAAAGGGAGACTAATTGTTAGTTAGCCTCCTAACAGTTTTATGCAGTTTGGAGAGTAATTCCGTCGAAGATGATTACTCCGTCCCAGAAAGATTGTGTTTGTCCATTATAAGAAATGAACCACTCAAACTGTTTTTGGAATACTCTGCAACCATACTTAACCTCTTCCAAAATTGCATTTAGTCTGCTTTTTGTAGTCACTGTTTCATAACCACATGAAGACAATCTTAGTGCATTTGTGTTATGGTCAAGGGTTGCAATGTTGTGACCATGTAGATAAACAGAAGAACAATTTGTTTCTTTTGAGTAACATACTGTGGTGTTACTTC